TTCTGAATTACAGAATAAACTAATGTCACCAGAAGTTAAGGCAGTAATGAGTAAGGTAGAGATGCTACACAGCTATCAAACCAATGCTCAGTTAGAGTTGGCTATTGCAGAGATTGAAGGCTTGATCAATACATATGCCGGTAGAGGTATTATGGATGCAGGTCAAGTTGGAGAGATTGAGCTTTCTATGCAGTATATTCTACAGAATCACCCAGCACGTGTTGATAATGTAGACAACAATGAATTAGAAGCTATGATGTCTGAGATGGAATCTGGTCCAATGGAAATGGAGCATGCTTCTATGCCAGTTGATGCTAGCAACCCTTTCTAGAACAGGGTTATAGACACTTAACAGAAAATTTCTACTGGAAAAGTGGTGAGATCTATTTCTTAAACAATGATGGTGAGATGCATCTATTAGTAGGTGCATCTCTATCTTCATAACTATAACCCATAACTTTGTAAACATGGCTAGTCCTAAACAATACAAGAATGTATACACCATTCTTGAGAAAGTAAAAAAAGGTGAGATACAGTCTTACTATAATGACGATGATAATGGATTGTTTGGTAAGATTAACTTCTATAAAAAAGCTGATCTTATTAAGCCATACATGCATTACATAGATGAACGTAAAGTAGATACTGTAGTAGATACTTATATGCAAAACCAAGATGCAATAGTAGATGCATATCGTAAGGTGTCTAGCAGTAGTAAAATAGCTGGTGATCAAAAACCAGATTATGAGACTTTTGCAAAGAAAGTACAAGAGAACTATAGAAAGTTTCCTAAACACATGTCTAAAGACATTCATAAGCTTTTCTATCATAAGATGGAAAACTTAGAATTTGAAGACCGTGAAGATAGTAACTACACTAAGTTCAAGATGCTTGAAAGAGCTAACAATCCTGTTGCTAAGATTATGACTGAAGGTAGTAACCTTAAGTCTACCATCTTTGCTAGAAATATTATGGCATACTTTGCTGTAAGATCTGCTATGATGGAGTATATAGATCCAAATACCCAACAACAGTTCATGGATGGTATGAATGGTAAAGGTGACCCTGATGATCTAGATCAAGCAATGGATAAGATGTTTAATGATAAACAATCTAAGAACATGCTTGACCAAGCTCTTAAAGATGCAACAGATACTTGTAAGGGTCTTGATGAATCTGTAGATAAAGAAACCCAGGAAAAAATGTTTGATAACGTTAACAAAGACGGTGGAAAACAAGCTGGTAATCTAAGTCCAGATTATCAGAAAGGTTGTACAGGAATTATCTAAGCTTAACATGTCTTTGGGTAGTCTTAAAGATAAGATTAAGAAGCTTATGGATAAATCTGCTTCTTATTTTAGTGCTAAGAAAGAGACTGTATATGAAGACTTGTTTAACTCTGATAATCTAGGTGGTCTTAATGACTATATTGAGCTACATCCTAAATTACGTAAAATCTTTGCAGAAGATATACTAGTTAAAGATGAAAAGTCAATTGGTAAAGTAGATATCTACATAGATATTTCAGGATCAATGTCTGATAACTGTGGTGTATCTGATGCTAACGGTAGTAGAATTAGTAAGCTAGACTTCTGTAAAGCATTTACAGTTAAGCTTAGTGAGATGGGTATGCTAAATGAGGTTTACTTATTTAACAACTCTGTTACTAAGTTCAAGAACGATCCTATTTCTCTAGCTATGCTAGATACATCAGGTGGTACTACTACTGATAATGCTATTAAAAGCATTGAAAAGAATGGTGTTAACGCAATAGTTATTACAGATGCAGAAGATACATGTAGAGAATACTCAGATAAAGCATTCTTTATAGGTGTTAAAGGATCTAGATTTAGCCACTTTCATCATGAGATTATTCAACAATACTCAGATAATAATCAAGTTGTTGTATTTGATGGTACAAAAGTGTATAATGTAGACTGTAAAGGTAACACTATAGGTTTATCTTAGAACCTATTACACCAAAAAATAACATAGGGATATCAGGACTAGAACTTATACTAGTCTTGAGCCCTATGTTTAACTTAAATCTTTTAGTAAAAGAGTAATCAACCCCCATCCCGGAAAGTATACTGACATCAGTAGATTCAGTGAATGTCCCATCTTTAGTTAAATATACAAGGGGACTACCAGAAAAATAAATATCTGGTGATAAAGTTAATCTACGTGTAAGAGTAAAAGGCTTTGTGTAGAAGAGAAGAATAGAACTAGTGACACTCATTTGTTTCATAGGATCACTAGAAGGAGTAGGTAAGTAATCTGCTCCAGCAAAAGAAACAGTCAGGTTAGCTCCTGTCACACCCCACTTACCCATAGGATAGATATATGCGTAAGTACCAAAACCAAATACTGTACCAAAAGCATAAGCTGCAGTGAAACCAAAGTTAGATATACCTTGTAACTTACCTGCATCAAAATGCATAGCTGTATATCTACCACTAAGAGCAAACTGTTGAAAGTTGCTCCACAACATACCGGTTAGTCCCCAGGAAGATTGCCCAGTCATAGAAGACTGAGATATCCCACCGGTCATAATAATACTGAAACTATTATCTAGACTTTGCCCACCAGTAAAGTCAGAGTTAAATAATATAGGATTTACTTTAGCAGGACCCTTAGCGGCACTTTTAGATTTAGATCCACCTCCACTTGATTTAGATTCTGATTTAGACTCAGACTTAGATTCTGAGCTACTACTAGATGATTCTGAACTACTAGATTCAGAACTTGAAGAACTTTCCCCACTGCTAGAGCTGCTGCTACTAGATTCTGAGCTTGATCCTTGAGAACTGCTTGAACTACTAGCAGAGCTACTAGCTGAGGAAGAAGCTGAAGATGAAGCTGAACTGGCTGCAGAAGAACTTGCAGATGATGCTGCACTACTAGAAGCAGAAGAAGCCGCAGAACTAGCGGCTTGAGATGCTGCACTTGAGGCAGCTGAAGCAGCGGCAGTAGAAGCAGCTGCTGATGCGGCAGCACTTACAGCAGCAGAAACAGCACCGGCTGTAATCTGAGTGCTAGTTGCTGAAGCTTGAGCCACAGAACAGGGAGATAACTTTCTATAATCTTCATATACTTGATTAAGCCACGTGTTAAACGCACCACTCCTAACGTCAGCCGCAGTAAAGACTTTAGACTTATTATAAAAAACGATAACAGTACTACCAGTAATAGGGATAACAAACGTAGAAACAGTCTTTGTACAAGGATCAACAAATGTCTGCACCAAGTTTTGAGAATAGCCATACAATGGTAGTATTACTACAACAATAAGAGTGATAATAAACTTTTTCATTACTTGTCAAAGATTCCCTTTTTAACCATACGGTCCAGGATTCTTGCACAAGCAATATCTAGAGCTTTCTTAGTAGCAATAGAGATAGAAGATTGATTAAACTTTACAGGATCTAAACTAGCATCTGACAAACCAGATGTTTCTTTAGTAGTCTTAGCTTCACCTAAGCCAGAACCAGATATAACTGTACCAGTCTCAGCGTTAGTAAATCTAACCTGAAGACCAATACGTGTTACTAGTAGCTGCTTGGTATCACCTTTGATATATACTGACTCATCCTCTGATATAGAGTAGTCATAACATTCAATGGTAACAAAGTATTCAGCTAGATTAATTTTCCCCCTGCCGTCTAATTTGTTTTCTGATATACCTGCTTGAGAAGCCTGAAACTGCTTAACCATACGGTTCTTAATCTCAGTTTTGTCTTCTGTAAACTTAAATCTGTTTAGGTTTTCTAAGTATTCCATAGAAATGTTAGCTACACCTAAACCTACACGCTTTTCTTTAAGCTCAGGAAATAACTCATACATTTCTTCAGAGATTCCAGCCTTTAAGATCTGGATAGGAATCTGCTTACCTTCATAATCTAGGAACTGACTGATGTCAATAGCCTTTTCAAAATCTGCTTTATAATTCTCAGTAGTAGTCTTAGCTACCTGAGAAAAACCAGCATGCCCCACTAGGAGCATGCCGGAAAAAAACATAAACCAAACAAAATATTTCTTTTTCATGTTTTCAGTTTGTTAGAGTATCTGGATAGAACCCAGTACAAAAGCCAAAATACCCCTGATAAGCAATAGAATATGATATCTGTAGCCCAAAAGCTCCCAGTGACGTTTAAGAGCGTCTTGAATAAAAGATCGTAGCCCAGTGGCAGGAAGAACATGGCTAGCATTAGAGTCCATGGGAGTTAATTAAGTTAAACAATATCTTTTATCTTGCCACACTTAAGACATTCTTCATCTCCGTCTCCATCAGCGTCACCCCAAACGTGCTCACACTGACGGTGTGCAAAATACTCATCAATCTTACCGTCACCATCAAAGTCTAGACCGTCCATTACACCGTCTCCGTCTTCATCAATCTCTACACCTTTTTTAGCTGGTGCAGCAGGAGCTTCTGGTTTAACTTCTTCTTCTTTAATCTCTTCTTTAGAAGCTTGTGATTGAGCATTAGCTCTATCAGCTGCAGCTAAGAAAGCAGGGTCCACAAGAGGAGTAGATGGCTTGTTAGACTCTTTCATATCATTAGTATGTGATAATGAAACTCCGTCTTCTTCATCCATCTTCTGTACTAACATTTTATCCTTGTCAGTATCAGAGAACCAGTAATCAATAATCTTACCATAAGAGCCAATGAAAGCTCCTAGTAATAATAACAATAGTTCCTTCCATTCACCTTGAATTGCTGTACCGTAAGTAATAGCGGTAAAGATACCTGCTATAATAAGCATAAAAGATCCAAGTACTAACGCTGTAATAAACCAGCGTCTCATCATCATTGAGCTAAGTAGTTCTTTAAAACCACTAGGTTGTGTGTTGTTTTCCATATAAACGTTTATTAATTAATTACCACTTTGGTGCTTCTTCCTTAAACTCATCCCCTTCTTTCTTTTTAACTTTAGCAGCAGGTTGAGCTGGCTGAGCTGCAGGTTTTTCTACAACTCTTTCAATTACTTTAGTACCTCCACCAGCTTGTTGAGCTTGTTGGTTAGAGTTAGTAATGTTAATTACAGGAGCTGGAGCTGCAGCAGGAGCTGCTTCTTTATCTCCTCCACCTAATAGTGTACTTAACCATACACCACCAGCAGTAACAACTGTACCTAATACACCGATCACAGTCTTCTTAAGACTTGACCAAGTTCCTTCTTCTTGTGTTTCTTCTGACATGATATTCTATTTTATAATTATTGGATGTTTAACTTCTTTACCGTTTATGTCTATAAAGATAAGATCATAATCTTGCTTAGCCAGCTGTTTAAGATCAAATACTTTTTTAGTTACTTCTTCTGTAGCTGTAAAGCCTTCTTTTTTAACTGGCTCTTCTTTACCAAAAGGTACAATCAACACAGAGTATTTAGCTCCAACTGTAGTAGCAAACTCTGCAGTGATGATATTACCACTTTGTGTAATAGACTTAATACTTGTAGATGTAGACTGCACACCTAGATTAATAGGAGTAGGCTCTTCTAGTTCTACCTTAGTACAAGAATAAATTACAAAAATTAATATAAACAATAAGTATATACCTAGTATTTTATTAGTCTCTTTCATCTTAGAAGTTATTATAACCTGTTAATTTAATTTGAGTAGAGTTAAGATTAATACCTAACTGATTTCCTTTTATATCTGCAGCATCCATAAGAGGTGATACCTTTACAGATGTAACAATGTCAACACCTTGACCTATTGTACTAAACTTAAGTTTAAACGGTACATTAGTTCCTTTAATAGCTTCTGAGTTGTTCTTATCTAAAGCACCAAACTTAACACGACCATCTTTAGAGCTTGCAAATACATACCAGGTGTTTGGTACAGTAGCTAACAGCTCTTCAAACTTAATCTTAGCCGGGTCAAATGTAAATTCAAATTGTAATCCAGTAACAGATGCACCTTTTGTATCTATGCTAACTGGAATCTCTACAGTGTTAGATGTAACAGTTAAATTATTTAAGTTTACATCAATAACATTTAAACTTCCAGGTGTAGTAATTGAAGTACCTGTACTATTAGATTGAACAGCCATAGTTCTAAAGGCAGTGTTAGTAGCCAAGCTATTAACTGCATTAGTCTGTACTGAAGTGTTTCCTCCACTCATAGTAACTACTTGTGAAGAGTGAGATCTATTTACATCACCCCATAAAAGATACTTAAGATCTAAAACAGCATTGGTACCAAGTGTACCTGTTTTAAATAAAGTACGAGGCATGGTAATAGTCTTCCAGTTTGACTTAGTAATAGAGCCCCAAGAGTTATTTACAGATGTATTCATCTCAAACTCTGCTCTAAAGCCATAATCAGATCCCTGCATATTTCTTATAGAAGAAATATATGTACTAGAACCGTCAGTGACTTTTGTTAGAGAAGATGGTAGTCTATATATAGCCCATGTTCCATCATTACTTACAAACTCAACAGGACCAGTGTACACGTCAAACAATTGTACAGATTTAATCTGATCAGCTGTAACACCACTAGGAAACTCTCTTGCATCAATATGTAATTTACTTACACCATTAGAGTATCCGTTTACAGTTACGTAAGCCCATTCTACTTGACCTGCAATAGTTGTAGCATTAGCTGCATTCCATGTAGGAAGACTCATCCAACCACCACTACCTGATGTATAACCATTAGGAAGCATCATTAAAGTATCTATACCTGCTACTTGTGCTAATAGTTGTGGTAGATCACCACCATCAATAGATTTATTACGATTAATATCTGCAGCAAATAATGATTGTCCAGTATTTAAACTCTGACCATTAGATCCATCTAGTCCCATAGATGTAAATTCACCTTGAGCTGAGGTAAAGTCTGAAATAGTAATAGCATTATTATATACAGTGTACAACTTATCCATCTCATGCATCACTGTAACATCATATACTGTGTTAGCATTTAACTGAGATTGATTAATATCAACTTCTCCTGTAGATGTAATAGGAAATAATACACCCTGGTTAGTAAGAGTATCTCTAAATGAAACTCTTAAATTAGATAGATTAAATAAGTTAGAGTTCAAGTCTACTTTAGCTGAGACATACTTACCAAAGTTTTGGTTCATCAAAACAGAAGTAGATAATGGAGCTTCCATTATTGTATTGTCCCATGTACCATCTGCTTTCCAACCTGCTACAAAGTTTAATTTAATAGGATTAAACGTATATGCTGTAGAAGCAGCTTTAAGTCTAAATCTTATTCTAATAAAATCACTATATCCACTATATGGCATAGGTGAATTAGTAGCCCAAGATAGTGTTGTTCTTAAAATAGCATTAGGTCCACCAACTCCATTAAATGTATAACTAGCATACTGGTAGTTAGTAGTACCATTAGCTGTGTTATTAGCAGCAGATCCTGATGTTACAGAATTCCAAGTATAGTTAGGATAGTTATTCCAAGATAACTGTATTGTAGAGTTTTGAGGAAGAATACCACCGTTTCCCCCTGTCCCGGTATGATTAACAGAAACTAACTCAAAGTTTACTTGATCATACATAATATCAAATAACAACTGACGTGTAGTGTTGTTATTCATACCATTACCATAGATAATATAATCAAAAGTGTCTCCTCTATTAAGAGAAGATCCTCCTACAAACGTAGAAGCTTTAAACTTTTGCTGAGCAGAAACCTGTACAGCAAAAACCAATAAAACAGTAACAAAAAGTAATATCTTCTTCATTATAAGAGTTTATTTACTAATGACACAGAAGCTTTTTTCAAAGCAGAACTTAAGTTTTGTTGGTTAAATTTACCCCCTTCATCTACAAGAAGAGCTGACATAGATATTTCATCAGCAGACTCTTCTACAATAATTTTCTTTTCAAGCTTTCCCTCTTTATATAAAAGACCACGTAGTCTAATGACGACTGACTCTTTATTATTGTGTAGTACAGAAAAACTAGATTGCGTCTTTAGTACATCTAAATAGATTATCTCTACAGATAACTTAAGATTAGCATTCTTGTCTAACTCATACTCTTTCTCTTGAAGTGCTTCTTCTAGTACATTCTTTACACCAAACTCTAAATTACGATTACCAGCAAGAGACCCCACTACTACTTTATTAGTAACAGCAGATATATCTATCTTCTTAGGTGCTTCATACCAGATATTACCTGGATCATTTTTAAACGTACCGTCAAACTTCCAACTGAACCAGTTAGAGATTGCTAAAGTCTTATCTTCTTGCCCAGAAAAGTGCAAGTAGATCATGTAAACCTGAATACTTAATGCAAAAGCTATCCATAGACATACTATACCTATAAATATCTTAGCAATAAGGTCCCCAAGTTTGCTTGTGTAGTTAAGTAAAACAGCCCTCATACTTTCTTCTTTTGTGAGAGCTAAGAGTTATTACCTCCCTTGCCCTCTGTATTTTTTAACATGTTTCTGCTTTGGTCCACTAGTCTTACTGTGACGACCAAGTCTTCTTTTACCGAAGCTGATTTTCTTAGCTTCTGATCCTTTAGCTTTTGCCATACTTATTGGTTTTTATGCAAGTAATGCGTGATACTCTTTAAAATGCTTGATACGATCAGCTAAACCAATAGTACCACCGTTTACACGCTTAGTAATTTTGGTTACTACTTCATTGCTAGATCCTGTATCAGCAATAAGATTAAGTCCGTTCTTTTTCCAGAACCAAGCTGCAGACGCTAATGCGTGTTTAGTAGATACTAAATCAGGATTAGCAAGGATATCATCAGGTACAGCAGCATCAAAAGCAGTATAGTTTTGTTTACCCGTCAATTGGATATATCCTCTTCCACGGAACTTGAACCCCTCTCCTGATGCTTCAGGACCATTACCCATACGTCCACCGTATACACGGTTAGCAATCTTTTCTGGTTTACGAGCATAAGCGTCAGCTAGTGCTTGTGTAGGAAAGTATTTCTTAAAAATACCCATAAGACCCTTAGCTGAATAGTTAAGGTTTTCTTGAGTAAGTCTGAATCCACCTGATTCATGTCCACACTGAGCTAAGAAGTGAGCCAGTCTCAATGGTGTATTAACACCAAAGCTTTCCATTACGCCAGGAATTTGTGCAATCACAGTATCCGGAACGTGTCCTTTTAGTTTGTCTAAGTTCATATCTATAATTGTTTACTACTTCTTCTTCTTAGCAGCAGCTTTAGGAGCTACTTTCTTAACTTCTTTCACTACCTGAGCAGCAACTACAGCCTTCTGTACCTTGCTACCAAATAAGAACTTCTTTACTAATTCAATAATCTTTTTCATACTATTTATTTTTTTTACCGATTTTCCAGTAAGTCTGGAAACCATAAGAAATGTTACCGTTTATATCAGACCCGGCTTTAAGTCCGTATATCTTATCTTTTTTAGTCTTTAGAATAAGTCCTGCTTCTGCAGAATGCAATCCTAAAGTTTGTGTTGTATTTATACCACCTCCTACATACAATTGTGTTTTAGCAGGAGCTTGGTTAGTGACAGTTACTGTCTTAGTGACAAATGGGATCTTGTAGTCATACTTCCAAGATCTACCAGCTATTTTGTTTTCCCTAATACTATCAGTTACAACAACATAACCAAGTGTATCAAGCTTTACACTGTCAACGTATATAGCTAATGCAGTATACATCTTAACAAGATTATCAAACTGTACCTTTAGAGCAGCATAATTAGTATCAGCTAAGTACTCTGTCTTACCTTCTATAAATAAACTATCATGAATGATCTGAGCCGGTAACGGTTTTGAGTATATTAAACTATCCTTTTTGAACCAGGTAGTATCGTGTACAATAGTAGTATCAGATGTAGAACGGTCTCCACCGCCCACACAACCTTTATTCTGTAAAAGAACAAAGACTACTAATACACCTATAATAAAGATGTATATCTTATTCATCGTTTTTCTTTTTAAGTGAGAACTTATCCCCTGTATCACCAATCAAGGCTGCAATACAGATGTACATTACAGCATCTACTAGAGCATCAGAGGGTTTAATATCCCCGTGAGTAAAACTATTAGCTGTAAGAGTGATACATAGAAACAATGCACACATAAAACCTACCACTGGTTTAATAGAGGTAGATCCACGCTCATCTTTAAAAAGATCTAAGACCCACTGTTTAAAAGTCATACTTAATTGTTTTTAGTTTCATAGCTTTGTCATCAGGTAATACAGCTACAACTTCTTGATACTCAGGTACTTCTGGAATTGGAGCTATTGGAGCTGATGCAGCTTTAAACATCTGACGTTCCAAGTTATCAATCCTGGTCTTATCTATATTAGACTGAGCCATTAATAACTTTACGTCAGCTTTTATTTCGTTTACATCATTCCAAATGAGTAAACTAACAAGAGATACTAAAGTGGGGAATATCCACACTTTAAAAGCTGCTATAGATGAATTTTCTCTAGTCATTTAGATTCTATTTTAAAAGTTTAAACTCATAAACAGAACCTGCGGGTTTCTTCAGACTGATAGTCAATGTGTTAGGTACAATATTTCCTTTAGAATCTTTACGTACAAAGTAACGTAAACCTGAAGGTTGAGCTACCACTGATTGACCAACACCTGGAGCTACGTCTGCTGCAGGAATAACAATAGTATCAACTGGAGTTTTAGCTGTACTAGCAACAGACATCATAGTACCCGGAATTGGGAACCCTAGAGCGTCTTTTTGGGCATAAAATTTTTTAGCCATTGTGTAAAGTATTTATATATAAATATTTAAAGTGTAGATTTTCTATAATCCCTACATTATAATATACAAAATATCCAGGAATTAACCTAGATTTGTGTATAAAACTAGAATAACGTATGGAAACCACAGCTTACGCCAACAAGCTTGAAAAAAAGCTTATCACAGAGTTTAAAGACCTGTTCTATGAAAAAATGGGGTACTACCCTATTATTGTCAGCAGTTCTAAAGTTCATGGGGATACTTCTATTCCCATCATGAGTCTTCATAGTCTGAAGAAAATGTTTGATCCTTTCTTACCCAAGAGATTTAATGAGGTGATACCTTTAGAGTCTAAGCTTAGAGAAAGAAACATTGTAGAGTTACGATCTATTTTCTGCCACATGGCTAGGTCTATGAAGTATAACTTAACTTCTATAGGTGAAATGTTAGGAAACAGAGACCACACTACCATTATCCACAACGTTAATGCATTTGCTGACTTAGTAGAAACTAATGAAGCATTTCGTCTAAAGTATTTTACTATCCTTAAACATATCAGAGAACAGCATGAGTCACCAATTATGGACAACACTAATCAAGTACAACGTCAGCCCCAATCAGATTTACTTTCTTGACTGCTGCAGAAATAGAATTAAGCCTACTGGTATAATAAACCAAGAAGCTGAAGGACATATCTGCAGAGCTAAAGGATTTATAAATGATGAAGGACAACTGACAGACAGAGCAGTATTAATTTTAGATGAGTTTCAAACCTTTCTCCTCAAAAGTAAAAAAAAGGTTACTAGTGAAGTGCTGGGAGACCAGTTTCTTGATAAGATAAAGTATTATAGAGAACTATTCCCTAAAGGTACGCTACCATCAGGAGCTGTATCTAAGCAAAGTGTAGCACAACTTAAAGATAAGTTTATCAAGTTCTTTCAAACTTATCCTGAGTATGAATGGCCCATAGTTCATTTAGCCACAGAGTATTACATCTTTGAAAAAGAGAAAGTAAACTTTGAGTTTATGAAAAACAGCGGCTACTTTATAGATAAGTTTGGTGTATCTGAACTAGCAAACTACTGTGATCTGCTACTAGAAAGTCCAGAAATTCTAGAACCAGCTATGGAACAGTATAAAAAACAAAATAGTAAGTGGTTTCAAGAAAACCGTTAGAAAAATTTTGTTTTTTCCCTAATTAGTCATATATTTGAATTACATTAAACAATTTAACATGAGTAACACAACCCACAACTCTGAGGACTTAAAGGATTTCTTTAACACCCTCCCCGTAGTAGATTCTTCAAGACCTGATCTACGTATTATAAACTTTGAAATACTAGAGTCTGTAGTCAGAAATGCTGAAAACAGAGCCTCATTAAACGCTAGTATGAATGCTTTAGTACAAGCTAAAGAAATCGTACAAGATGTTTTTGGTAAATCATTAGTTAGTTTATAATACAATCTTACATGGATCAAAAAATAGAAAGACCTTATGGTGCTATTACGCACGCTGAAGGCTTACGTAAAGGTCTAAAATACATTAATGATAGACGTAAAGGACGTATCAAGTCCTTAAGAACACCTTGGGATGCTATTAACAATGCAACTATTGGTGGTATAGAGTGGGGCAGCCTAGTTACAATAGGTGCACGTCCTGCTGCAGGTAAGACTATGTTCATTAGTCATATCCTTAGAGAGTCTAAAAGACTTAATCCAGATCAGGATTTTTCTATCCTAGAGTTTCAGTTTGAGATGGGTGACGAGTCCTATGCTGCAAGAGAGTTTGCGGCACAGGTTGCTATGGACTATAACGTAGTGTTATCTTCTAAAAGAGAGCTTGATGACTTTGCATACCAACAGATGGAAAACTATCTGAAAGATGCAGAAGAGTTAGAAAAGCTTGGTGTACAAAGAGTAAGAATTAAAAAGCCTCTTACTTCTGCTGATATGAAGAAAGCTATTCACCACTATTTCAATGAGTTAGGTGGTAAACCTATGATTGTAACTATTGACCACAGCTGGCTTGTAAAAAAAGCAGCAGATGAGAGAGAAAAGTTACAGACTCTTTATAACATAGCAGATATGCTTATAGATGTAAAGCGTGACCTACCTGTTATTGTTATTATCCTTACACAGCTTAACCGTACTATGGAGGATGTATCACGCAGAACTCCAGGTACAATTGCTAACTATCCAAGTTCATCAGATATATTTGGTGGTGACGCTCTTATGCAAGGTTCAGACTTAGTCTTTGCCATCAGTAGACCGTTTACACTAAACATAGAAGATTACGGACCAGAGCATTATCAAGCTAGTAAAGAAAATGTATTCTTACATTTACTAAAGCTACGTAACGGTGCTACAGATGATAATATCATTTTCTTACAAACAGATTTTAAAAGACAACGTATGATTGAGTCTCCTCCTCCACCTACGGTTCAGCAACAACCGCAGACATGGACACCAAGGGGACCTAGAAATACACAAAGACCTTCGGCTGATGTTGGCCAAGAATTATAAAACAAAAACACACAGTATGACAAGTAACACACCACAAGTAACAGATGTTAAAGAGCTTAAAAAACTTAAGCTAGAAGCTATCAGAGATTTCCATCAAGATTTAATTGATGACTTAGAAATCCCACGTACAGACTTTAACATGAAGATGCCGTTCTATGACAAGCATGGTAGAATGGTAGTAGGTATTTTCTCTTCTGAGTTTAGAAAAGAAAAAGGTTTTTTCTTTGAGCTAATCACTCGTGATCTTGCACCTGCAGATGCAGAACGTAAAGTTTACAGAGTACCATTTAGCACAGCATTTGAAGAAGAGTATGAGCTTAATGAAAAAGGATCTTACTTGGTTCCTTTAGAAGAACTAAGAGTAGTTAATCCTACATCAGTAGCTATTAAGAAAACAGCTAGGTTTGGTGATCAAGAAGAGCAGTTACCTTCTTCTCTACCTAAGACGCCTATGCAAGCTTACAAAGCACCAGCTACCATGGAAGATGCTCCTTACAGTGAGATGACTATTAGAGACTACTATGCTATCCAAACAGGTAAGCCAGTAAGTTCTAAAACATGGTTGAATGAGTTAATTAAATCTACAAAATAACATATGGCACAGGGAATCCTAATTATTGCAGAGTCTGGTTCAGGTAAGTCTACTAGTATAGAAAACCTAGATCCAGCAGAGACGTTCATTATTAACGTAGCTAACAAAGCTTTACCTTTTAAAGGGTGGAGAAAGAAGTATGTACAGTGGAGTAAAGATAATCCAAAAGGTAATCTATATTCAGCTAGTTCATCACAACAGATAGAAGCATGCATGAAGTATGTTTCAGAGAAGCGTCCTGATATTAAGAACTTAGTTATTGATGACTTTCAGTATATGAGCTCTTTTGAGTTCTTTGACAGAAGTGACGAGAAGGGTTATGAAAAGTTTACCCAAATCGGTGCTAACTTGGCACGTATTGCACGTATGCCTAAAGACTTAAGAGAAGATTTAATGGTATTTATCCTTACACATGCTGAAGAATCTACAGATATGGAGGGTAAAAAGAAATTTAAAGCTAAGACCATTGGTAAAATGGTTGATGAAAAGCTTACCTTAGAAGGATTATTTTCTATAGTTTTGTTTGGTAAAGTTAAGAAAGACAAAGTCGGTGTCATCAGATACGTATTTGAAACAGCCAATAATGGTGAGAACACATGTAAAGCACCAAGAGGTATGTTTGACGAGTTTGAGAT